CTTGTTCTTCATTGCGGTTTAATACCTGGAATGTTCACGCATCATGTGCAACGTGTAATTCAGTATTAAGCGGTAATTTAATTGAGTATAGGATTAGATTACGATTAAAGCTAGGTGATGAACGGGTTGAGTGGCTAGAAAATCAAAACGAAATAGTCAGATATGATATTGAATATGCTAGAAGAGTTAAAGCTATTTTTAAAAAGAGAACGCGAATTTATAGGAGATTATTGAGATGATTAATTTAATGTTAGGAGATTGCCATGACAGCTAAAATAGTAGACCTTCCACCGCTGGGTTATTTAAGGGAAATCTTAGATTATAATCCTGAGACTGGTGTGCTTACTTGGCGAGCTAGACCGATAGAGCATTTTAAAAGCCTAAGTTCTTGTAGGACATGGAATACTAGGTATGCGGGGGTCGAGGCTGGCGGGGTGGGAGGTGGCGGTTATAAACGCATAAGAATTGATTCTATACGGTATCAAGCACACCGAATCGCCTACTTTATGCATCACGGAGTAGAGCCAGATAATGTTGACCATATAAACCACGATAGGGTGGATAATAGGATTGAAAATTTACGCAGTGTGAGTCACCAAAAAAACTCTAAAAACCAATCCATAGCCAAGAATAACACTTCTGGCGTTACAGGTGTTAGCCTGAACAAACATGCTGGTAAATGGCTGGCGCAAATAAAAGTTAATGGTAAAAGCAGGTATCTAGGTTTTTTTGATAGTTTTTCAGATGCAGTAATTACTAGGAAGCTAGCAGAGATTAAGTACGGATTTCACGCCAATCATGGTAAAGACGTTTAATAAATGGAGCTACAAATGGACTATAAAAAATTAAAAGAGTTTTCAATAACGCCAGAGCAGGCTATGTTATGTGATGCAATGGTTGAGACTAATGGTAAATTAAGAGCGGCGGCTAAGTTGCTTGGCAAGTCACACTCAACACTTCACGACACGCGCAAGCGATTAATAGAGCGAGCAGCGAGAGCGGGATATGCGCCAGACCATGATATGACAAAAACCACTCCCACAGGTTATCACGTTAGAGGAATATCTACTCTATACGATGAGGCTGGAAACCTTAAGATACAGTGGGTGAAGACTAGCGTGGATGCCGCGCAACAAGAGGAGAATATCAAAGACTATATAAAAGGGCTTTGTCAAGAAATAACGCCTATAAAACCAACAGAGTTCGAGAAAAACAAAGCGGTAACGCCTGACTTATTAACCGCTATATTTATCGGTGATGCTCATATCGGAATGTATGCCTACGGCAAAGAAACGAAACATAGTGATTTTGACAGCGATATTGCAACCGAGCAATTAAGAACAGCAATTGATTATTTAGTGGATAAAGCAGAGTCCACTGAAACGGCTTTATTAGTTGATGTAGGCGATTATATGCATGCTAACGGTCAAAGTAACACAACGTACAAAGGAACGCCGTTAGATGTAGATACAAGGCACGATGCAGTAATGAAAAAAGCGGCAATGTGCATGAGATATATGATTGATAGAATGTTGCAGAAGTTTCCAAAGGTTGTTGTTGTTATTGCGAAAGGCAATCATAATACCGATTCTGCTGGCGCTATTAGATTAGCTATAGAATTTTATTATAGCCGTGAATATCGAGTTAATGTTTTAGATACTCACGGATTTTATCACTACATTGAATACGGTCAATGGCTATTGGGTATTCATCATGGCGATAAGCAAAAACCAGAATCACTAGCGGGAAGCATGGCCAGAGATATGTCTGCGGCATGGGGAAGAACAACGAGTAGGATGTGGTGCGTTGGGCATTTTCACAAAGAACAGGTCAAGACTCTCCCAGGCGTTAAATATAAAGTCTTTGCTGCGCTTCCTCCTCCTGATAGCTGGCATGCTTCGCAAGGTTATTTAGGTGATGGCGAAATGGAGATGCTGACGTTCAGAAAATCAGGCGGCCTTTATAGTTCGCATGTATATTCTATTCCGCAACCAATGCATGATCCTGATGTTACAATTTAATTAATTAAATCTATTGCAATATAGTTAATGTAGGAGTAATATAATATCCTACATTAACTATTTGGAGGCAGTAATGAGTGATAAAGAATATATTTTAAGTCTTGAGCGCGATAATATTAAGTTACGTGCAAAAGCAATAAGATCAGGGGTTGAGAACCAGAAATTGAGAGCTATAATTGATGATCAGGTTCAAGCAATGGCAATTGCTGATGTTGAGTGCAGACGTTTTTTTGATATTCCGAGCATTTATCAAACGGTTTTAAGTGAAGCGATAAAAGGATCTAATTATGAAAACTAGCTATTTAATTGTGTTATTATTCCCATTTATTTTAACGGCGCAAGCGGAGGAAAATACACCAGAAAAACAACTTCAAATGATTTGTACAGCAAAAGCTCACATGGCAAAAGCAGTCCAAGATGTAAGAATTGAGACGGGTGACGATTGGGTGGAGTTCCACCGTAAAACAAAGCAATCATACAAGATAGACGCAGGGCTTGAGGCGCTTCTTTATATTGCAGACTTTGTTTATCATTATGTGCCAGTTGAGATGGACTCTAGCGAGGTTTATGACCGCACCATAAACGGTTGTGTCATGGATTTTTTAAACAAAAAAGATGATAACGTTATAAAGCTATTATCTTAATGGGAGTTAAAATGATTATTCAAGATGATTATATTGATAACCGAATAAATAGCATGACTGACTGTTGTGGAGAGTCTGTTTTTTCATTAGGTAGCTTAACGAAGGAAAACTGGCAAGATACGTTGTCACGGGTTAAGCTTAACTGGAATGCATCATTACTTGCTGATAATTCAAGATTTAAGATGTTTGATGGATTGTCAAGGGTTTTATACCTTGAAATAGACCCTGAAATTATTCATCTTGCGACACCTAAAGCCAAGAAAGACCTATCGAACGCATTGGGTTCATTTATCGGGATCACTATTGATGAAATTGTTGTTTCTGGTGCTTTAGATGTTGATGACCATGCAGAATCAGCACTAAATACTCAGATAGGTGGAGATCACTACAAGAACTTAAAGATACAACCAGTGCAATATATTTACGCTAACAATATTCCATTCGTTGAAGGATGCATAATAAAGTATGCTACAAGATGGAAAAACAAGGGCGGCGTAAAAGATTTAGAGAAGATAATACATTTTACAAAACTATTAATTGAGATGGAGAAATAAATTAATGATGAATCCGAGTAACGGAAAGGGATCAAAGCAACGAAAGACAGATAAAAAGAAGTATAATGACGAGTACGATAGAATTTTCGGCAAGAAGGAGAATAAAGATGAGCATAACAGTTCTAATGATAACGGCGGCGCTTGAGGTTACTTTGTTATTAATCGGTATGTTTAACAGAGCATTTTAAATGCCAAGATATAACAAGGAGGCATTACTAGCGGATTATTACACTGGGCTTTATACGGTGAGAGAATTATCTGATAGGCATGGTATATCTAAATCAACAGTGAGCAATATCACGAAGGGCATTGAAAAGAAGAATGCTGATATCGTGGACAAAAAAGTATCTATTATTCAAGCGACTAAAGATCTGGATGGACAAGAACTGGACGCAATTGACCGCGCTGTCCAGTTTAAGTCTGCTTTATTAGGTGATATTGAACGTTTTAGTAATAGAGCAATGCAGAAGGCCAATGATTTAATTGCCAACTCTGATAGCGGTCAAGATTTTAATGCGGTCATAACTGGTGTTGATAGGTTATCGATACTGAATAAGATTAATGACAGACACGCACCGCCAGCTAATATACAGCAGAACACTCAAAATAATACAGTTGCGCGGGTAACGTTTAGAAGGGCAACGAAAGCAGATAGAGATGACTGAGGAGTTTGTTGATTTAGAGATACCGCTTACCTCAGCGCAGGAGCGGTTTGTTTTTACCGAGTCTAAATATCCGGCTATTATTGGTGGCTTGGGCAGTGGCAAGACGCAAGGCGGGACTATGCGAATAGTTACGTTGTTATTAGAAGATCGTGGATGTAATTGCGCTTATTACATGCCAACGTATGATTTGTTGTTGTTGAGGGCATTACCTGGAATCCAAGCTGATTTAGACTTGATGGGTATTCCTCATTCATTTAATCAGCAGAAGAATCGAATTGATGTGGAAGGTTATGGATTTAT